CCGTCAATCCAGATGAGATTGAAGCACTGTTCATGTCAGACAATCCAACGCTGACTACAGCACAGAAGCAAGCGTATGCATCTCTGTTTGCGTCTATCAAGAAGGAAGACCCAATGGGTGGTGACGTAGCACAAGAGGTGCTGTCCAAACTATTCCAGCAGGTAGTTGGTGAGGACGTAGCTAACATTGGCTTTGATATGGTCAATGGTGATGCGGCTACACTTGAGAAGCTACGCAATCTGCTTGAGCGTTACGGTGATGACTTCATTCCTAATCTCAACATTGAGTGGGATGATATCAGTATTGAAACACTTATGGCTAAAGCTGAGTTGGAAGCACGTTGGGCATTCAATATACCTAGCGTGACACGTAAGGTAGAGGGTGTCAGTGGTGGTCAGCTTATTGAAGTAGGCGCAAGACCTAATACGGGTAAGACATCTTTCCATGCCAGCTTGATTGCTGCACCGGGTGGGTTTGCACACCAAGGCGCACGATGCATTGTGTTATGTAACGAAGAACCTACCCACCGTGTTGGTGCTAGGTATCTGACGGCAGCATGTGGCATGACAGCCCGTGAGATACGTGATGATATGACAAAGGCATCAGCCATGTACAAACCTGTGATGGACAACATCAAGATTAAAGAAGCAGGTGGACGTGACATGGCATGGGTAGAGTCCGTATGTAAGTCATACAAGCCAGACATACTTGTGCTAGACATGGGTGACAAGTTTTCTGTTGAGGGTTCGTTTGCCCGACAGGACGAGGCACTGAAGGCATGTGCTATGTATGCAAGGCAGATTGCCAAGACCTATGACTGTGCTGTATTCTACATGTCACAGTTGTCTGCTGAGGCAGAAGGTCGCACCACACTGAACCAATCTATGATGGAAGGTTCACGTACAGGTAAGGCAGCAGAGGCTGACCTGATGCTACTAATTGGTAAGTCACCGTCCGTAGAGGGGCAGGAAGAAGACAGCCCCATACGGCATGTCAATGTTGTAAAGAACAAGTTGAACGGTTGGCATGGGCAACTGCACGTAGAGTTAAACTACCAGACAGCGAGGTATGAGGGATGAAGGTAACATTAGACGTAGAGAACACCGTCACTAAACGTGATGGTAAGATACACATGGACCCATTTGAGCAGGAGAATACGCTGGTCATGGTGGGCGTATTAACAGACCAAGATGTAGAGATGCACTTTCCGTTTGACCATCAAGACATGGAGAAATTCTCTCATGTTCCTGAACAACAGATTGAGTTGTCTACCAAATACCATGAGCGTGTGCAATGGTTCTTGGACAATGCTACTGTGCTTATCATGCACAATGCAGCACACGACTTACTGTGGTTGTGGGAGTCAGGCTTCAAGTATGACGGCCCTGTGTTTGACACGATGCTTGCTGAGTATGTGCTACAGCGTGGTATCAAAGAGCCGCTATCTCTTGAGGCTTGTGCAGAACGCTATGAGTTGGACACGAAGAAGCAAGACACACTCAAGGAATACTTTGCCAAGGGTTACTCTACACGAGACATTCCTTACAATGAGTTGTGTGAGTACCTGTCTGCTGACCTTCATGCTACACAGCAACTGGCTGACAAGCTGATGTATAGGTTGAATACACCTGCTGATTCAGGGCTGATGACTACTGTACAACTTACCAATGAGGTGGCTGTGTCTCTGTCTCGCATGTATCAAAACGGCTTTACTATTGACCGTAAGGCATTGGACGATGTGCGTTCTGAATACGAACAGGAGCGTGACACATTGAAGCATGAGTTACAGATAATGGTAAGGGAACTGATGGGTGACACACCTATCAACCTGAACAGCCCAGAGCAACTGTCATGGGTTATATATAGTCGCAAGGTGCTGGACAAAGAGTATTGGGGCAATGCTGTTGACCCATACATGGATGAGGCAGACTTTCGTAGCCTAGTAAACGCTGGTACGGAACGTCTACACAAAACTAAAGCGACACAGTGTAGCGTATGTAAAGGCACTGGTCAGGTAAGAAAGGTAAAGAAAGATGGAACACTTTTTGCAAGAACCAATCGTTGCACGGTATGTGACGGTAACGGCTATACTCTGGCTAATCTGGATAGTTTGGCGGGGTTGAAATTTAAAGCACCCTCACCTAAATGGATGAGTGCTAATGGGTTTACTACCAGCAAAGACAAGCTACAGTTTCTTGAGGGCAAGGCACGTACTGCCAAGCGTGATACTGCTGTAGAGTTTCTGTCTAAGGTACGTAGACTATCTGCTGTGGAGACATACCTATCATCGTTTGTTGACGGTATATCTACACACACAAAGGCTGACGGTAAGTTGCATGTCCGTCTGCTTCAGCATCGCACTGCCACTGGCAGGTTCTCTGGTGCTAACCCTAACATGCAAAACATGCCACGTGGTGGTACATTCCCTGTAAAAAAGGTGTTTGTATCCCGGTGGGATGGTGGTAAAATCATGGAAGCAGACTTTGCACAGCTAGAGTTTCGTGCCGCTGCATTCCTATCACAAGATGGAGTAGCAATTGAAGAAGTTTCAACTGGGTTTGATGTTCACTCATATACGAGTAAAGTTATTTCTGATGCTGGTCAACCTACGAATCGCCAAGAAGCGAAGGCTCACACCTTTGCGCCCCTTTACGGGGCAACGGGGTTCGGACGCACACCTGCCGAAGCAAAATACTACGAACACTTCACGGAAAAATACGAAGGAATTGGGCTTTGGCATACCCGATTGGCTAAAGAGGCTCTAACTACACGTAAGATTACCACACCATCAGGCAGGGAATTTGCTTTCCCTGATGTTACACGTAATGCTCGTGGTCGTGTGTCCAACTTTACACAGATAAAGAACTACCCAGTGCAGTCATTTGCTACAGCAGACATTGTGCCTGTTGCATTGTTGCACATTGAGAGGTTGCTATCTGATATGAAATCATGTATAGTAAATACAGTGCATGACAGTATCGTCATTGATGTACATCCAGATGAAGAAAGGAGTGTGATTGAAGTCATCAATGAAACAAATAGAGTTTTACCAAAACTCATCCAATTACGGTGGGGATGCGTATTTAATGTACCACTGTTATTAGAAGCAAAAATTGGTGATAATTGGCTTGACACGAAAGACGTAAGCTGATATAACTATCAAACTTTCAACTGTACTTCGAGGAAAGGAGTAATTATATGACAACACAAATCACTACTATTGATACCGCTAACTATGCAGAGATGGCTAAAGCTATGGGCATTGCAGCAGAGGGCGGTAGCACAAAAGAGAAGGCAAGCACTCTTGCTCGTCTTCGTATCAATCATTCGCCTATCTTAGGCAATGACCGTATCCTTGTTAAAGGGGGTACATATAAATTGGATATCCCTGATGGGCCAACTTACTACGCTACGTCAGTAACACTACGCCCATACTTGCAACGCTTTATGTACAAGCGTTTTATTAAGGGTTCAGGTGATAAGCCAAACCGCTACGTTAAAACTGTGATGGCAGATAACCTTAATATTGACCTGAAAGATAACGATGGTGGCTTCAACTGTGGTAAGCCAGCAGGTTATATTCAGGACTTCAAGTCACTGCCTGAGAAGACACAGGAACTCATCAAGCAGATTAAACGTGTACGAGTAATGCTTGGCACGGTAGAACTGCATGATGCAGTAGACGAGAACGGTAAAGCGGTGGACGTAGCCGAAACTGCTTTTATCTGGGAGATTGAGAACAGAGATGCCTTTAAAGATGTAGGCACTGTGTTCACTAAGTTGAGCAAGATGAAGCGTTTGCCAGTGCAGCATAGCATTACTGGTAATACGGAAGAACGCAAGCTACCTAACGGTAATAGCTTCTACCTGCCTGTAGTATCTCTGGACCTGACTAAGACACTTGAACTTAGTGACGTTGAGCAAACTAACTTTGGTGACTTTATGACATGGGTACAGAACTACAATGAGTACATCATCAACTCATGGTCAGAGAAAGCCATGCAAGAGGGTGAGGATATCGAGGGTGTTGACGATATAGTTGACATCGAATTTGAAGACGAAGAGGTTGCGTGATGAACCATCCTGCTGAGTTGGCGTTGTATCAGTACATGGAGAAAGCTGCCAATGGTGGCACTACCATGTCACCTGATACTATCAAGCAAGTAGCGCAAGATGTATCAGACGCACTGCAACGTCAGTTTGGTGGGGGTAACAAGCGAGATGGGTTTCGCCTACGTATGTCTAATGTAGGCAGACCCTCTTGCCAACTTTGGTTTGAGCGTAACAAGCCAGAGACTGCGTTACCCAAGCCAACTACATTCGTAATGAACATGATGCTTGGAGACATCGTTGAAGCTGTCTTCAAAGGACTACTGAAGGAGGCGGGAGTAGAATATGAAGACACTGAAAAGGTTACTCTTGAGTTGTCTGATACTTCTGTTAGCGGCTCATATGATATTGTCATTCGGGATGCAGTTGATGATATTAAATCAGCTTCAAACTGGTCATACATCCACAAGTTTGAATCTTATGATTCCTTATCTGACGGAGATACGTTCGGATATATTGGGCAGTTAGCCGGGTATGCTAAGGCTGCTGGCAAGAAAGCTGGTGGCTGGTGGGTTGTCAACAAAGCTAATGGTGACTTCAAGTATGTACCTGCTACAGGACTAGACGTAGACAAAGAGGTACAGAATATTGAAGACAATATCTCTCGTGCTATGGGAGATGAGTTGGTCAGATGCTTTGAGCCTGAGAAAGAAACCTTCAACGGCAAAGAGACAGGCAATCTTGTACTGAATAAGAACTGCACGTTCTGTTCATATAAACATGCTTGTTGGCCTAAGATGGTAGAACTACCTGCCGTTAAGTCTAAAGCAAAAGACCCAAAGATAGTGTCTTACATTAAGCTATCAGAGGAATACGATGCCGCCTAACTTCAAACAGTTTAAAGCGGCACGTAAGTATGGGTATCGGTCTGGCTTAGAGGTTAAGATTTCCGACTATCTTAAAGAACTAAAGATTAACTTTGGTTACGAATGTATTAAGATAGAATGGGAAGACCTAGCCTACCGTACCTATACACCAGACTTTGTGCTACCTAATGGTATCATAGTTGAGACAAAAGGAATGTTCACAGCCGCAGATAGGCGCAAGCATTTAGCTATCAAACGGCAGCATCCTAATCTTGATATACGATTTGTCTTTGAAAACGGCAGACGAAAGTTACGTAAAGGGGCTAAGTCTACTTATGGAGAGTGGTGTGACAAGCATGGGTTTATGTGCTATACACGCATCATTCCAGAGGAGTGGCTGAAAGAAAAAGGCAAGAACAAACATCCTAGTTTTATAGGGTTTGCAGGTAAGAAAGTGAAAAGGAGCAAGTGAACATGGACGAAGAACAAATGAAGATGAGGTCTGAGGACTTTCTAATACGAATAAGACCATTCAAAGATAAAAACGGTTCGTGGACAGGTGACATAGACTTGTCAATTATTACACAGCCACAGAACGATTTAGATGATGAAGATTATTATCAAGTCATGCACTTCTGTAAAATGATGGCATCAACTGTGCCTCTCATGGAACGACATGAGGAACTACGGGATATGGTACATAATTTTGTTATAGAGAATGTTGACAAAGAGTACGTTGTTGAGGTAGACTCAAGTTCACGTGTTATTGACAGAGAGGATAACGTAGTTACGATTGACTTTGGAACTAAGACAAAGGGGAGTGCATAATGACAAGCTACAAGAATATTATGGAAAAGATTGAGCGAGATGCAAAGGAAGCATATGCTGGTGTAGATATGGTCAACAGCCCACCACACTATAATGAAGCTGGTATTGAATGCATTGATGCTATCTCTGCTGCATTAGATAATGGATACGAATACTATCTGCAAGGTAACATTATGAAATATCTGTGGCGTTATCGTTACAAGAATGGCTCTGAAGACTTGAAGAAAGCCAGTTGGTATCTTGACAAGTTAATTATCGAAGTCGAGGACCGTTATGATGATGAGAG